AAGACTCTTTTTGCATCACTGGCAAAACCGATTTCTGCTTCGTCTAATTGTGGTAAATCAACTAGGTTACCAGCCCTTTGTTGAATTTTAGAGATTTGTATAATGCTCATAAGTCTAATCTTTTCCTTTGATTATACTTATTTATCATTGATTTTAAATCAATGTGGCATTTTATCAGATGTACTTAGTATAGTATTCTTCTAACTTCTTTAACCATTGTTGATGATACTTGTCGAACTCATTGCCTTCTACAATAAACTCTTGGTATTCATAGTCTTTACTACACATAAACACGACACCTTTCTTAATATTTGTGCCGTATAGTTCATTATGTGCATCTGCGTAAGCCGCTAATTGAATAAAGTAATCGTCAATCCACTCACGTTTTTTAGGTCTGTTAGTTTGTTTGTGATCCATGATTGCTTCATCACCTTTATGCAACCCAACTAAATCAGTTGTACCTGCATAAATTTGAGGGAAGTATAATGTTACTTCAGTTCCCCAAAATTCTTCACAGTTGACTAGACCTTTATCAACAATTTCTTGTGCCATAATGTGACTTTGTTTACTATACGGATTAGATCCGTATTGCCCCATGTCTCCAGTATCACTTAACACATAGTTTTCTAACCATTTATGCATACGTGTTCCGCGACCTGCGGCTTCTGTAGTGATCTCTTGTGCTTTAGCATAGCCAACTCTTTTGCGCCATTCTTGCAATCCTTTTTTCTTTTCTTCTGATTGCGTTGCAGATAAGATAGTCGTTACACTAGGAAGTTTACCGCCGTCTGGTGTAAGATATTTGCGTGAACCATCAAAGTTTTTCTTTTTTAATTCTTGGTATGGATATTTTTGTGTGATCATTAGGGCCTCATTGATTCTTCGTTTTCTGGTTTACCGTCCCAGTTTTTAGTTAAGTAGTCTAATCCTAGTTCGTGGAAGTAATAAATGTTCCTACAAAATTCTCTTGGATAATAATTAATAGGATCATTGTGACTTTTATCTAGTTCCTCTTGATTGTATGGAGGAATGATTAATATGTCATGTAATGTTGCACAATCTTTTTCAACAACTTCATATGTATAACGTTTATTAAATTCTTTCCAAATATATTCGGCTAAGTGTTTATGCCCTGCTTCAGTTTCATGTTGACAGATTGTTTTTTCAAATTCTTGTGTAACCATATTAAAATTTTCTAACTTACCATTGTGTAGATAAAGTTCATTTTTAAGTATTGTTTCATTATCTTCTATCCATTGCTCTGTTTTACCATTACAACAAGGCATGTAATCAGTCATTAGATGTGGAACATGATGTGTATCTAACAAATGATTAATACTAGCCCAAATATGTAATTTTTCTTGTTCTGCTAAACAATAATAAAAGTCATCCGATTCTCTGATTATTTCTTTTTCTACTTGAGCCATATGACCTTCTCCACCTACGATAACATATCGATTTTCAGAAGATATATAGGCTTCTCTGCGTGATGCTTGGGAGTATGCATGTATATAAAAAGGATTATTGTCGTTAAACAAATCTTTATAAAAGTAACGATTAGTTCTGCGAAAAATTGCTTGATTGCCTTGTCCAGGAACTGCAAGATTTACTAAAGGGACACCCAATCGTTTCGCAATGATCGATGCCCACCCATCTTTAATTGGGTCTGAGATACCATGTCCATATGTGTAACTACAGCCGTTAACAACTAAGTGTGATATTTGTATGTGCTTCAAATTGTAAAACTCTCTCCGCAACCACAACGTGCTTTCTCTAAAGGATTGATGAATTCAAAACCTTCATTCAAACCTTGCTTTTGATAGTCTACTGTGATTCCTTCAAGTATGCTGTTAGCCTTAGGATCTATTAATATAGAAAATCCGTCGTACTCATTAATGATGTCTTCGTCATTGATAGCATCTGCGAATTCAAGTTTATAAGCATATCCACTACAGCCAGTAGTTTCAATACCTATACGAATTCCGATACCTTTACCACGGTTTTCTAAATGGTCTTTAATTTTTGTTTTTGCTATATCTGTGACTTCCATACTTGTATTTAATACCTTAATAAGTTATTATAAAGTAATTTATATTGCGAGTAAAGTGTATTGGGTTTATATTTTGAAGGCGCCGCGATCTTTTTTCATTGCTGATTTAGCCATTTTATCAACAGTTTTTTCACCATCAGATTGCTTGTCTTGTCCCGGTTGGATACTAACGGGTTCATGACCTTTAAAGATTACTTTATCACCTTGAATATTTGCGATGACACTTTTAAGAAGTGGCTTTTCTAACATTGTGTACAAGTCTTGTACGTCAAGTATAATATCATTGTCTTGGAATGTGTCGAGTAATTGATCTACTGTATAGTTATCAGCATCGATGGATCCGTCTTCAACATGTTGTTTTAGTTGATTGGAAACAGCCACGATGCTGGCTGCCATCGCATTACTGTCCTGAGCATCGACAAACTCGTAAAGCCTCATGTGCTTTACCTTTTTGCTCTACCGACTGGTCCTGTTGATACGTCTACGTTTACGTCTTCGACATCGCCGACAACTTCTGGTGCATTGACATCTACTACGTCAGTTCCCATATCGCCTGTTACGTCAAGTGCTGGTGCTGAAACATCCATGCTGTCAACTCCAACTTCTCCGTCACCCATGCTTGAGTCTACGTCACCGTCGAATGCATCTACAACTTGTCCACCAGTAATACCTGCTAATGCTTGATCAAGTTGACCTTTAACAGATACTAAACACTGATTTAATTCTGCTAATGCTTGACCAGTTGTTTGATCAAATGCTTGTGCTTCGTTAACGCCAATTTCTGTTTGAACAGAGTCAACTAATGCAGGCATTTCTTTGACTAACATATCTGAAACTTCTTCTAACATTTTCTGTACAGAGTCAACCATATCTTGTGCGGCAAGAATAACTTGTGATCTGTTAACTTCTTCGTTTTCAGTAATCACTTTAGTTCTTGGTGCTTCAGGAGCAACTTTATAATGCTCTCTTAGGGCTTGTTCCATAAATACTAATTTCATATATGATGGATACTCTGCTCCGAAGTTAGAAGATTGTTTTGCTTCTGCAATCAAACCTTTAACTTTGTTATGCATAGTTTGAGTTTGTATTTTGTTTAAGCCTTTGATGTTTAGATCAACTTCAAAATTTTCTTTTAAAGCAGTGACCGCTACTTCTTGCTTGTTTAAATCATTAAGTTTCATATTAAATTCCTAGTAATCTGTCGTAGATATATTGTATTTATCTTGTTCCGCAGAATTTCTGGACTTTTTATACCGATTCTTTTTATGTAATTCAAAGATTCTACGTTGTTGTTCTTTAGATGTATTTATTAGAGTTTCTAAACTTTGTACAATTTGTTTTTTTCTACTTAAATCATGCTGTAATTTAGTCAGTTGAATTAGTCTGTAATCCAAATCTTGCTTAGGATTTTTATATCCACGTGTATGAACAGCAATATCTAAATTAATAGCCGCTAACTTACCATCTAGTTGATATACTTCTGTTGCCCTTTCACTTTGACGATTATGACAGAAGACACAATAAGCCATAGCATGTTTGGCATTGATAAATTCATAAGATTCGTCCCAGTTCTTTTCAGTAACATCATATAATCCTGTTGATTTTGAGTTACGTATTTTATATTTACCGAAGGCTTTAATACCATAGTTATCATTGCTGATGTAAAGATTTTTTAATTCTTTAATCATTTCTGCTCTAAACATCTGCTTGATTTTGTTACGAGCATCCGCTACATTCGTCTTCTTTTTCATACATTCTCCATAAAGTATATATTATTTAATTCAGGTGTAGTGTCTAAAAAGTTCGGTAAGTCTACACTTTCTGTTCCACATCTAATCATAGGTATCTCATGGCAATCTTTTACAAGATAACCTAAAGCATCTATGTTGTCATCAAAAACTGAATTGTTCTGTACTTTAAAATCAAACTTCCAATAATGAAAGTCATCTGAATCTATTAAGAATCCAAACGGGGAGTCTTCTGTGTCTGCCTCTATACGATGAGGGTAATGTAATATGTCTGGGTTGCCTCGCAAACTTATGCATTGTAATATAGTATCAAAGTTTGCTTGTGAATTTCTTTGAACTTGCCATAACTGGTGATTGTCTCCAACAGGCTTTGACCTGTTAAGAACATTAGTATGAGTAATGTCAAACAATGTGAAGCAAGTTATAGTTTTCATGTTAGTATTTAGTAGCCAAAAAAAAGCCTCTAATAAAAGAGGCTTTTTAATTCGTTAACTAAAAACTTAGTTAGTGAAAGTTGCTGATGCTACAACAGTTGATGTTCCACCACAAGCCGCATCGATTGCAGATGCTAAAGTAGTTGCGTCCCAAGCGCCAGTAGGATATACTGCGATTGAAAGGTCATCAGTTGCGTCATTAGTAAACTCGTAGATGTAAACAATTGCTTTTTGCTGAATTGTTAACATTGCGATGTTTGCTTTAGTTGTGTTAGCCGCGATATCTGCTAACTCAATGTTAAAGAAGTCTAACTTAGGTCCTTGAGGCTGAACTGTAGCCGCACTCTCGACCGCGTTAACTCCTGGGTTGCTGTATCCAGTTGCATCTAAACGCAATACTGGGTAAAAGTCACCATTTGCTCTTGTAAATTGTGCCATTTTTCTATTCCTTTTTTGTAAGACTCGTTCCGAGTCTGTAAGTTTTGTTGTCCCTCACCATGAGGTTCATACTAATATTTAGTCCTTTATCAAAAAAATACGGTGATATATTACTTTGCGGCGAGATTTTGAGCAGAAAAGCCCATTCTGTTGACAAACTTGAGTCCGTTAGCAACGAAACCTTCATGTGTTTCACTACCATCGTCTAAATATCCTTTCACAGGACTAGACTCTGCGGCTTTGTCTAATTGATCTACAATGTTTTGTTTTAAGTTATATAATGCAATCCAAATCTTAAATGCACCCATCACACCTTCTTTGTGTGAATTAAAATGATTTGTAATCTTTTGTCTCATAGAGTCAGTCATTGGACGTTGCTCAATGAATTGAAGGAAATCATTATATAAGTTAGATAAGTCTTTGGCGACAATCTTTTTATTAATGAATACAGTAAACAAAGAGTTGAATGCATTACGTGCCTGTGGTGCAGAGTTCATTAATATTCTTACATTGTCTCCGTGCTGTGCAATTTCTGCTTCTGCTTGTGACTTTAGTTTACTAGGCATTTTTATCTTTGGTGTGATCGGCATCTTACTAGGAACAATTGCAACATCACTATTGTTATGTAAGTTCCCTATCGTGCCGTCAAGTGATGAGGACTCATCTGTAGTTTCTGCATTTGCTGGAATAAATGTGTGTACACCTACTCCTGCTGTTTTACCTTTCAACATGTGTCCAACTTCACTATCTGCTTTAACTTTGTATGCAATACCATTTGGATTCATTTTAAATGAATAATAACCATCTTGGTCTTCTAATGGTTTAGCAAAGAGTAAGTCTCCCCAATAGTAACCTAATGATCCTCGGTCTGCTTTTTCTAGTCCAGGCCAAATACTATCGATAAGAGCATACAAATCTCCTCGATCAACACCTCTGTTTTTATCATACTGTCTAAATTCTTGTGGGGAAAAGACTTGTCTACCTGTACCGTCTTTCTTATTGAACATATGTTTGTCCATGATAGAAAATCTACCTTTTTGATCACGTCCAAAGATTAGAGCAGGATAACCGTCCCACTTAATTGTGATTGTACCAGGTGATGCAATAGTTTTTTCCATTGCACTTATTGCTTGTTTTGCACCCTCAACGTCGCCTAAGAACACTAAATCTTCTGGATGATCTAAGTGTCCTTTTGCTTCGACTAAATTGATTTTTTCTAATGTACGTAGAGTATTAGATAATGATTCACTGAGGTTCATTTTTACCTCGTTTTCAATGATGCTATTTTTTCTGCTCTTAATGATGAGTATGTTAGAGATTCTGCAACTTGATCTTTTTGACTATAATCTGTACCACCTACGTCACCTTTTGCTAACTGGTCCAGTGCATATTGATTGAGTTTTTGTGCCATGTCTCTAGTTGCTATACGACCTGTTTCTTTACTTGTCCATCTAGCGCCATGCCATGTATATGTTTGACCACCTGACTGTAGTTGAGCGCCTCGGGGATAATTTGACATACTAAAACTTTGCTCGTCATTTTTGGCTTCCGGTTCCCGATATTCACCGCCCTTAACTCTACTTCCACCTGACTTAGGCTCTGCTGGCTCAGGGTTCCGGTCGCCGCCACCGCCACCTTGAACTTTACCTGTTGCTGTATCAATAGTAGGATTAGATGATTGATTATCTCCTCCTAATGGTAATTCTTGTTGATCCACTGTTGGTCGACCAACAGACATGTCTTCTTGGTATTCAGGATTCTCTTTAACATATTTGTTAAGAGCATTGACATAAACTGTCTGTGCAGGTTGTTGAGTTTCTACATCAATCCATTGTCTGTTAGGGCCATTGACCATAAATACAAATTGTCTACCACCGACTTCTAATTTGACACCCTCTTTTACTCTAAAATCAACACTGTCATCATGACCATTTGTTTTTTTCTGAGGAGCAGTATCACCGGCAATCGCATCCTCTAAATCTTTTTGTTGCTTAGGATTTGCTCCTGCATCTTTTGCGCCAGCAGTCATAACACCAGCAGATTTTGATGCACCCCATGCGGCTTGTGCTAATTTGTTTATCAATTGTCTATTGATGTCTGGCTTCATAGGGTTTTTTGATTTTTGGTACTGATCTTGTATCTGTTTAATGATAGAATTAGATACCCCTTTAGTTTTAGAAAGATCGACACCAGCCATCCATTGTCCATACCAATCAGTTAAGAATGTATACAAGTCTCTCTGATCTGCAATTTGCTCATCGATAATACTTTCTAATATAGTATCCAGTTGAACGTATTGATAATCAAGGCTTTCCATAATGTTTTCATCTAATGCACCATTCCAACCTGGATATGCTCTTTTGATTTCCTGATCTGTCATTCCCTTAGGATTAGCGGGATAACCACCTTGCTTTAATTGCTTGATCGTATACTGTTGCCAAATTTTGTCGGTTGAACCAGTCAAGTTATTATATGCTGTAGGATTACCTTTAGATGGTTCATAGTAACCATATTTTTCATGTCCCGTCATTTTAGGATTGAACATTCTTCTCATTTTTTCTTGGAATCCAGGAATTAAACGACCATCATCTGTTTTACCATCAACATCGATATTAGAGTCTGGTCCGTCTGCACCACCTGCAGGCGCAATTAATCCAGATTGTAATCCTGCTTGAATTGAACTCAAACAATCACTTACAAAGTTGGTTGTAAAAATTTTGTGTGCTAGTTGGTCTCTGTATGTTAAGTCTCCACCAGAAATTGAAGGCATTTGATCGGCTTTTGGTTTGCGGTTGAATATACCTTCTTCTATTTTAATGACATCATCAAATTTCATTTGACTGCTTACCCTTGATATTTTTTAATCGTTTTTGAAAAACGTGTCTTGTCTCTTCCTCGGATAGCACTTAGCAGTTTCTTTTCTAATTGTTCAGCCTGAACGTCATCATAGTTGCGTTGAATAAATTCAATTAAATTTACAGCACTGGTAATGATATTGTTGCCGCGTGATTCAACAATATGTGGTATATCTCGGTTACTACCAAAATTTTCCAGTTCTTCTAAAAGGCTTTTTGTTTTCTTCTGCATAAGTTTAATTTCCTTACTACTATTTAGTCAACCATGACCATTTTGGATATTATTTGTCTTTCAAAGTATTAAGTAATGATTTTAATTTTGTACTTTGTACATCACCATTGACTCTTTTTTCTTCAGGCTCTACTTGATTTTCGACTATTTCATTAGTCTGCCCTACTTGTGATGTAGTTTTAAACTTATCCATAATTGCTTGTGCAGATGGTTGTGATGTATTATGTGTTGGTGCGTTAGTTCCTGGGTCTGTAATACGCAATGTCTCAATATCAAATGCTAATTCGACTTTTTGTCCTACCCCTGAACTTGATCTTGTCTTCATTAACTGAATTTGATACTGACCGCGTTCTCTCATGCTACGTGACGTAAAGATACCGAATACGTTGTCTGCTGTATTGATTTTTGATATACCACCTGAGATATGACTGTGATCAAATTCAATTTCATCAACTGAACTTCTGTTTAACTGTGATGCAGTTACGAATACTAAATCAAACTCTTTTGCCAAGTTACGTAATTCTTCTGATACATACTTGTCTTTAACAAACAAGTCACTAGGACTTACTTTAGCACTTACTGGCATTAACAAATCCAAATAGTCAACACACATAAAGTCTAATTTCATGCCTGTTTGTATCTGTAATTCTTTAACATATGCTCTCAAATCATTTACTGTAGACTGAGCCGGCATATATTTAATTCTAAAGTTACCTGCGGCTTTTTGTTTCATCTTAACTTTCATTTCAACATTGTCTAAGTCTTTAAATACTTCCTTAGACTTGGTATCAGTCAACATAGAATCAATACGCATTGCTGATAGTTCTTCACTCAATTCTAGTGTGATGTACACCCCTGATAAGCCTTGCTCTACCCAATTGACTGATAGATTTTGCATAAACAATGACTTACCTGAACCCGAACCCCCAGCAAAGATTTGCAGTTCGCCCTTATTAAAACCCCCATAGAGTTTTTGATCTAAGCAGGGCCAACCACATGATACTTGACCATTACTAGATTTAAGATGCATAAGACGAGCCCTAGGATCTTCAAAGTAATCGATACCTAAGTCTCTTTGTAATGATATTTGTACTGCATCTTTGATTAACTTTTCAACAGGATCATAGTCACCTTTCTCTAGCAAGTCTGCCGATGACATGATTGCTCTTTCTAATTCTTGTCTACGAGTAAACGATTCAAATTCAGTCATAAACCAGTCGTAATGACCTTCATCCATACCCTCGACCATGTCGATTGTTTCGCCTGTTGTTGCTTTGATTTGTGTAGAGTCCGGCAATATTTTATATTGCTCTGAATGTTCTCTCATAAATTCTGCAACAGGTCTTAATCTTCTATCAAAGTTTTCTGCGTTAAAGATATTATTGACCCTAACAAACAACTCTGCGTTTGTTATCATCATTCTTAAGAACAATTCTTGTACTTCTACGTTAAATTCTTTTAGCAATTTTATTCCTCATAACTTCTACTTTTATTTTACTGTTTGTAGCAGAGTCTAATATACTTAGTAATGTATTCAGACGACCATATTTAATTACAGCATCATTTGCATCTTTAATATCTTCTGACCAGTTGGGTAAAGACACATCATAACCTAGTTCTAATGCTCTTTCACAGATGCCTAAACCTGTTTGATCCTGATCAGGAACAACAATAACACGTTTACCCAATTTGTTAATTACAGCAACTTGATTGTCATTAATTGTATCATGTGTCAATGCTAATCCATTCATTGAAATCGCATCAAAGATACCTTCAAATACTAATACAACTTGCCATTCTTCTTTTTGTAAATCAACACCAAACACATATCCTTGTTGCTGATCATTTATGAACTTAGGATTTCTGTCGTCCATAAATCTAATTGTACTACCAACAACTTTGTTTTCATATGTATAAGGGATAATTATACCTTCCGCTTGTCTACCTTGTGCTGTAGGGTTAACCATAAAAGGATAATCATTATGTTGTAATCCTCTTTTGTTCAAGTAATCAATATACACTTGATGATCTTTGTTTGCAGTATAAATCAACTCACCTTCTGGCATTGGTTGTTCTTTAAACTTCGGCAACTTAATTTGTTTCTTTTTACGTAAAATAGAATCTAACAAATCTTTGTGCTGAATAGAATGCAAAGACCATTTATTAATATCTTGGTCTGGCATATGACACCACGTTAAGAAGTTACGTGTACGTTTGCTAATTGCTCTACCTAATTTAAAGCCACACTTAAAGCCACAATTAAAACAATGATATTGCCAATCATCTCCGTCTGCTTTAATACCCCCTCGCATTCTTTTATCAGGGTTATGCCCATTGTGCTGACAACAAGGCGCATTGAATGAAGTCCATCCACTCTGCGTCTGTTTCTTTTTGCCAGGGACAATCGTAAGTATATCAAACATACTTGTTATTATACGATAAATTTAGAGTGAAAACAAGAAGATTGGATAACTTATCTTGCCAAAATAGTTACAATGTTACCCACATTTGCTTCAAATTTAACTTTGATAAACGGATGATAACCGCTGATAGTATACCCTATAGTTCCAGACTCACTAGCACCATTTGCGGCATTGCCATATCGATACGAATTGATATCATAGAATCCAGAATCAACGAGAGTAGAACCTTGTAGTGTTACGTTACCAACATAATCTTTGTAGTCAATTGATGTAGTAAGTACAGGATTGTCTTGTGTATTAATAATACTTGAGTAAAATGTTACTGCTTCAGAGTTTGCATTTGCATTTGCATTTGGTAAAGTTTCATCACTGGGTATTGTAACTAGTTGTGAAGGAACATATGAAGGGAGAATAGAGTCAACTATGTTTAAGTCTCCTCTTGCTCCTGCTTTAGAATCTACAAATACAGGTAAATTAAGATTACCACTTGGCCATTCTAATGAATAATAACATTGTTGTGATTCAATGTTTTCAATTTCTGCGGCAGTCGTATTCAATTGAAAAATACCATTGACATCGAACACTGGAGTCAATGCTTTTCTTAAAAGGATTTCGGTACCATCTGAATTAATTGCTCTAAAAGATATTTGTTGATTTGCTGTAGCAATTGATGATAGATCCACAGGCTTCTGTTCCTGATTCAGAAACTGAAACTGTAATTGATTGTCAACGCCTTTATTTAACGTTAATGGTTTTGAATAAACTGGCATATATTTCCTCGGGCTTGTGCCTGACAGAACCACAACGACTTGTCTGACTGTATATGTATATACTGATGTAGTGTAAGACACAAATTTTAATCTCCTATAGAATATATTTATCTCTACGTGTGTCAACCAAGAAATTTGACCATTTTTTTCAACGTACTAAATACTTTACAGATATGACAGATTCAAAGAAACCAATCGACTTTTTTCAAAAATTAACAGAGTCACACCCCTTCATTTCAGTATTACAATATGCAGGACAAGACTTTGTGGGTATTGTTCAGAACCGTGATGATCTTGTTACAACTATCTATGATTATGGTGCAATAATCGATGCAGATAAACGACTTAAGTTTTTAGAGTTAGGTGATATCTGGTGGTGGGAATCTAATCGTCAAATACCTATTCACTTATTTTTAAAAGCAGAGTGGGCAATGTTCAAACCCTTCTTACGAACATTCAATAATAAGTCATTGACATTATTACATGGACCTATTGTCAGTATGACTGACTTTCAAAAGAAAAGAGTTAAACGAAAGTCTATTACTTTAGTGAAGCGGTCTTACTAAGTCTCTTAATCATCTTAGCCTTTTGACGTATCTTTTTTGCTCTACGTTTCTTAGCCAATTCTAAACTCATTTTACTTTGCACACGTTCTTCAAACGTTACGCCTAATAGATGATCAAACTCATGTAAGAATACACGGGCTTGCATACCAGTAAGATGTTTGTCTGATACAACTTCCCCGTCAATTTGTTGATAAGATACTACGCATTCAGAGTGTCTTGGAACATGTAACCATAGATCAGGAAAACTTAAACACCCTTCTAGGAATAATTCTTTTTCACCTTTTAGTTCATCGACTTGAGGATTGATAAAAGCCATTAACTTTTCATCTGTACCCATGATGAATATATTTTTCATTACACCGCACTGAGGTGCCGCTAAACCAATACCAGGATGATTAGGATTAAACATAACCTTAGTCATTGCTTTAATTAATTCAGTTGGATCACCGTCAAGTTTAAAGTCCCATGGTTCACAAGGTTCCTTTAATCTAGGATCTCTTTCTGGTATTAGTTCAAGTGTAAATTCTTCCATTATCCCCTACTTAAATATTTGTCTCTTAATGCATCACCTTTCAATGGTGTGCCGATTATTTCTGTCTTGCCTGATACAATATATTGTCGATGAACCGTACTATCATTATATTCTACATCTAACACACGTAAATCATCACCTGTTCTATCTGGATTTGTTTCATACCACAGTGACGTAAATGAATGTGCATGAACGGCCTTAACGCCTTTAGCCCATTCTTCGGCCTCTAATAGTTCTCTTTGTCGTTGTACGACTTCATCATATTGTCCCATCCTTCTCCTCTAATAAGTTCATATGCACTACAACAAGATGTGCATATGCGACAGCATGTGATTTTTTAAACACATACCCCGTATTGTTATCAATCCATACACTATTACTTATGTCTTTATATGTATGACCAATAAGATTTCTCTTTGCTGGACGAATCACAGCAAGAAACATTGCCAATCTAGGAATACTATTAATGGGCTCAGGCATCTTTTGCATAACATCATATTGTTTGTTAAGATGTATTAGTTTTTCTACAAAGTCCCGCTCTTTCAATCGTTCCCAGTTTGGTTCTGCCATTAGACTTATCAAATGCAACTCGTCTTGTACATGTTGATAGACGTTTACATTCAATAAGTCTAACTTGAAGTACCCTCTTTGATCTGCTTCTTTATAATCTAAAGAACACATATCATTTACAGGATCGTAGGGTACATCTGTTATGTATACGCCAGTTGGATGTTTTTTCATAGGCTGTACATCACGCATTGCCGCAGGAACATGCTTAATCAATTTCAATAATTGAGTTCTGTCCCCAAAGTCTATGTCAATGTCTGACTGTATACTCATTTAAGTCCTGCTTGTTTAAGTTTCTGATATGCACGTTGCACAACGACTGCTTGATGTTCTGCATCTTCTACAGCCTTGTGAGACGTTACTGCTTGACCATCTTTAAGAGACACATTACAAAGATCATAAATTGTTCTTGTATCTCTAATAGTATAGAAGGGCCAAGGTATCGACATTTCTAATTGCCTAAAGGCGTTTTCAGCCACAACAACATCAAAACCAGCACCATTACTCCAAACTGCTCTACGGTTCCAACAGAATTTATAGAGTTTATCCATAGCATCTTTAAACGAGATTCTATCGTTGTCGCCCATTGCTTCATTGATTGCTTCTTCACTTTGTTCTCCCCACCACCTTAGTGTATCTGGATTTATGTGTCTATTAAAATCTTCAGTTTGTGAATCTATTTCAGGACGTAGTTCTAGTTTTTCTGCGACTCCATTACCCATAGGATCAAAACGAACAGCACCGATTGTTAGAATAACACAATCAGGATCTGTACTCAGAGTCTCCATATCTATCATTACGTCATTTGCCATTACTACTCCATACGTTATCTTCGTTTCTTATTTCTACTATTATATCACTTCTGAGGTAATTAATCAATAGAATGGAACGTTTTTTGGGTAAATGCAATGGCATAGTAGAATGCATCAAACGAGTATTATAAAACAAGATACTACCTTTTGGCATATCATACTGTTCTGCATTTTCTAAAAAGTATTCATCATGCAAACCTTCATAGCAATCTTGTATATCCCAATCTTTCTGATGACTGTAAGGGATAAGTCCAGTTGCTCCTGTGTCTTTGTCTAAGTCATCAAGTGGAATGATAACTTGTATGCCACAGACATCATTGTTTTCTCTTTTATTATATTTTTTAAATCGATGCGGTGTATCAATGTGAGGTCCTACCCATCTGCTTGGACCATTGATTGTTACGATATCACTTGCATAGAATACTGCATCATCTAAATGTTTGCTAATTTCAGGATAGATAAGTTCATGTATCTCTTTTACTTCGTCCCAATCATCTGTAAGTTGACTCCACCATACAGCAATGCCAAACAGTTTTTTACATGCCTCTGCTTCTGCATACTGCTTCTTATGTGTGGATGCTCGTACAGGGTAGAGTTCATCTTTTCTATCGTTTATACGTTGAATAAGGTCGTCTGATATGACATTCTTTTTGATGTCAAAGCCACGACCTTCATGTGAAAGTTTAGATACTTGACCAAAGATACGATCATAGTTAGCGGCATAGGCTTTTTGATTCTCACCCTTTCTAGGTGCGGAACCTTTTCCACCGTGCCATTGACTCATTGCCACCTCGTTTCTAGCCACACACGTTCTTCATCACCTGCTAGATATATTCTACGTTGCTTATGATCTTCTTCATTAGACCAACACCAGTTTTCATTTAGTGTATCGTATGTACTGTCATTGTATTGTGCAAGGCTCATAAAGTTTGACAGTTCATGCACCCTGTCATAATCTTTCATATCACAACTAGGTCCCCATGTATCCCAACACCAATCTCGTACTTTATTAAAATTTATGATAGAAGACAAATCAGAATGTGCTAGAGGTCTAGGATGAAAACGTTCATACTTAGGAGGAGTTTTAGTAACACAACACCACTTAAACATGTCATGTCCTTTCCATCGACCATCCAATTGATAAAATTGTAAGTGTACTTCTACTGTGTTCAATATCCGGCTTGCCTCAATAACTCTTTTACTTCATTGACGGCATCTTCATCACGTTTAAATTTAATTGCCCACTTTTCAGGATCAATGTATTCTAATACCATCTTTTGTTGTACTTCATCTAACTTACTTAAAAACTCTAAACCAGACTCACTATGATACAAAGACCAAGGCGATACTCTTCCTGTTGTGACTTCATAACAGATTCTGTTTGGAGCACCATATCTAAATGCATCTTTACTTTCTATCTGATCATCTTTACAAATTTCGATAAGAGTCTCCATGCTACGAGCAATTGCATCTAAAGCATTTTCTTGTCTCAGATATTCAATAATAAACTTAGTGTAGTTTTTATCACTATTCCAACTATCAATTCTAATTTGATTTCTAAGCAACCAATCTGCATAACGATTGACATTAATACATCTTGTGTTAACACAGTAATGACCGAATTTGACAAAGGCTAGATAATAAGAACTTTTAGTAAAGTCTATATAAGTCTTTTGCTTTTTGCTAGAAGTGTTTTGTGCATAGAAGTTTAACCATGCGTTGAAACCTATACGATTACCCTTAAGGTTCTTATCGCCATATCTGCGTTTCTGTTCGCAAAGATGTTTATCAATAGTACTTTCTTTTGCAAAACTTCTGCCGCAAAATTCACAACCAAACTTTTTAGTTGCCAAGTTCTTTTTCGTATTCTTCGATTTCATTATTTCTTCGATTTCATTATCTGTAACGAGTTCACTAAGTAATTCTACCTCATCAAATTTTAGTTCTGGAAACTTTTCTGCTAGATACATTTTGCGTTTGTGTTGTTCACAAAACAACTTTGCTATCTCAGTCAGTTCTCCTGCTGTTAGTTTAGGATATACCTTTTTATAATAATCCTTTATGTCTTTGGGTTTTGCATTATCTTTTAACTTACTGACACCTTGTTTGATATGAGGGATCCATTGATGATATTGCTTACCAATGCCCGGGCTTGCCGCACATAACATCAACCATTGTAATTTAGGATGATGCATAATGTTTTCATTAAACAAATGTTTGTTGGCATGATAGTCAACACTTTGTAAATAGTATTGTGACAACTCACGTTTACCTTTTACAACACTTATCCAATGCAACATCATAAACGGAACAAACTTCTTTTGTTGCTCCGCTGTTAATCTGTCATAATAACCGTAATCTTTTTTATCGATTGCCGCTATTGCCTCGAACAGATTAAAGTCTTGCTTTTCAAACTTTTCGTCTGTTGGAGTTTTTGCTCTAGCCATTAGAATACCTGTGCATAATCTACTACCTCACAATTACGACTGATCTCTTTAACAAAGTAAATACACCTTGGCTTAGGACCATCGTCTAAGGGTACGCACAAGAATTGTCCATTACGTAGTCTTGGTGCATACCAAGTTACATCTGAATAGATATCGATAATCTCTATAGGAAGAAAGCCTGGAGAGAATGATGACAACGGATTAAATGAGAAGACTGAAAAGCCTCTGTCATTTAAAGACGATAATGGAAGTGTTTCTAAGTCTCCACCTTCTTCATCACCGATCAACACTTGCCAATCAACTGGCATCTTAATCTGCTTATCTCCCACTTGCAATACAACTGCTGGAGCATTGAATGACTCTAAAAAGATAAGTGGAATATAATAGTAATCCACGAATGTAGGATTAGAATTATCTAAAATTGCAAATCGAAGGTCATCGATTTCTTCTGGTAACGTTTCTAAATTATAATATTCGTCTTCTAATGTTAGTATTCTCATTTTGTTATTATATCTGCTCCCTGCAGTTTAATCAAGTTAATTGGTGAAATCATTTGTAGTTTAATTTTTCTACGACAAACGGATAGTTTGCTTCTCTATAAAAATGTTTACGTTGAGTTAAGTGTCTTTTCGCAAAACGACAAGAACTAGTTAAGTCCCAGATTTGAACAAAGTCTTTGTCTTCTGCTTTACGAATGCCACGACCGATTGACTGTATGACACGAACAAAACTCTTACCTGGTTCAATGAGTACAAGATTAAAAATCCTAGGAATATTGATACCAGTAGAAGCCACGCCATAAGTAGCAACAATGATTTTATTATCACTAATGGCAACGTCATCATATTCTTCTTTTCTGTCATTTACTTTCATGCCTCCTGATACAAAGACTGCATCATCTAAACGTTCAACAAGGGCATGTCCTGCCGCGATACGATCAACAAGAATCAAAGTATTACCCGACTCCTGTATTGTATCAATCAGACTCGCCATCTTATCTAATCGTTTTTCATCACTGAGTAAATGTTTTAGTTCACTTTGATAGTTACTGAACTCCTGTTCGTCTTGTAACTGTACTATGTTCACGTGACACTTAGCAAGTACTCCTTTATCCTGCAATTCTTTTGCAGATAGTTTATTAATAACAGGACCTAAACTTACTTGCAAAGCAATTGATTCATACTTTGCTTTGGGTACGGTTCCTGTTAGTCCCCATCTGATGGGAACATGTGACATTACGCCTGTTAACAGTTGCTTCAATGCATCTGCTTTTGCCATATGTACTTCATCTACAATGACACAAACAACACCTTCAATGAACTCTCCTATAGTACATTCTACTTCACCTCTTTTCGTATTCTTTAATAGAATGTTTAGAGATTGCCAAGTACAAATAGTATGTTGTTTAAAATATTCTTTACGATCACCAAAGTATACACCTACATCTAAACCCATGTTGATATAATCTTCTTCGGTTTGTGATACTAAACTTTTGTTAGGTACGATCACAATACTTCGACCATATGATTCTACACTTTTACTTAGTGCGGCTGTCATAATAGTCTTTCCTGCGCCTGTAGCCACTTCTTGTATCGATTGAGGATTCTTTAAGAACTCATTAACAACTTGAACTTGATAGTCTCTAAGTTCAATTGGTTGCCCCTCACAGACATGTCCTTTAGGCCACAGTACGTCTTTAAAAGAATCTTTATGAACTTCTTCAAATTGAAACTGCGTTTGATATTCACGCATGTCTTCCAATTCAATTGTATAGTTCAGTTCTTCTAAGATAGGAACAATGTCTTCTAATAGATTGATGTAAGTAGAACCGGCAAGACTACAATAACTAACCTTACCGTTCCACCTTCCCAACTTAACACTGGGCATGTAACGTGCGCCAGGAACCTCAAACTCAAACTTTTGCATTAGTGCCCTACGAGCATCTAACTCAAGTCCATCAATTTTTAGATTGACTTCATCTTTAATTTTTAATGTTGCTATTCCTGGCATTTAATTACGGCCTAAATTGTAGTGTTAAGAAGTATTCTAAACCACCTGCTGAGTAGTTAGGTACAAACTCAAAGTCATTATCAAGTATATCTCTTACTGTAAATGAAAGCAAGAAGTTAGGGAATGTTTTCTCAATCTTATAGTCAAGTGAACTAACATGATCTAACATTGCTGTGCCATCATATGCACCGGGCTCTCTGTTGAATAGTCCAGTGTATCTAAATGAGATATCATATCCACCTAAGTCAGTTGTAGATGTAATGATTGCTTTGTATTCAGGAATACGAGGTTGATCACTGTTAGTGTACCCTAACTCTATACCAATGTTAGTAATGTTAAGTCTCTTAACTGAGAACCCGTTTGTATATCTAATGCCTTCAGTATCGTATGAACCAGTATTGACAAACTTTGATTCTGAAAAACTGTAATCGATACCTTCACTAAATTTGTATTTGAATACTGTAAAGTTCTTGTATCCAATCTCTCCACCTACTGCTTCTTCAGGGTCTAAACTTTTGTTAGGTAAAGTCCAAGCATCACCATTCAGTTCATAAAGAGTTGGGTTACGATATGATGTACCGAAACTACCAAACCAATTGTCACGTTCTGCACCTACACGATATACAAATGCATCTTCACTTAATCTAAAACCTAGATCAAACCAATCAAAGTCAGTTAATGAATATACTGAAATTTCGTTCTTACTAAATTCTGAATACTTTTCATATTCTACAGTTCCACCTACTAGGGTAGATCCAACTTGATGTCTAGTATCTACATAGGCTCTTTCTGCTTCACTTTCGTATGTTTGCACACCTTCAGTGTCGTATTCAGCATCATTAAATGTATAACCAAATGTGTAGTTATCATTCCTTACTGATAAGGTTCCTTTGTTTCCTGATTGCACACAATCATTTGACTGTGAGAAACTTGCAGTATAACAATTGTCATAGTCATAGTCGTATGATGTACCAGACACATTTACTTTCCAATCACCAAACTCTTTTTGTCCTTTGAGTGTAAAGTTATTGTATCCGTCTTTTTCATCATTGTCAGTTCTTACACTATCATTGTTCGCATCAAAGTAACTAAGATTAAGTCCGTTCTTTGTATGACTGACAAATGTAGTATCACCGACTCTAATGACTGAGCCATCTTGCAGGTCATCAGTAATAAAAATCGCACCGCCCAAACTACCAGATCCATATAAAACTGATGTTGGTCCATTTACTATTTTTACTTTTTCATTGCCTGTCGCAAAATCATGACCGAAGTCATACCATCCACTACCGGCGTCATTAGCAGGAACACCATTTCTAAAAATAGTTGTGTGTATAGTTTGAGTACCACGTTCATTGTACCCCATGAAAGAACCGTAACCCCCAGATATTGTTGCTTCAGGTATAATTGACTCTAAAACATTTACGTCATTAGATGGATCTGATTCAGTTTCGTAAGTGTACGCACCTGTTACTAGTACTTCTTCAATTTCTTGCGATTGTGTTTCGTTAGCCCACAACATGAATAGCATGAATACTATTACTGCATATAAAGGACTAAAATTTATGTGGAAGTTTTTTTCTTCTTCTGATATTTTAAACATTATGATATATTTACGGTTCTCCTATTTGTAATTATAATAATTTTGCCATTGCGATCTGCCCCGTGACATTGTTCGGGTTCAACGATTGAGTTAAATTGCACTAAAACAGGAAGACTGGTACTGCTTGGTCCTTCATATGAGTAGGCACTTTCACTATCTAGTAAGTCTCTACTCTTATGCATTACAAACTCATATTCTTTAAAAGCATTCCGTGCTTCTTTAAAGATTTCTAAGCCTGCTGAACGACCAGTGACTCGTTCTAGTGCGCCGGATTGTGGGCTGCCACGTCCTAACAGAATTTCATCCACATCCAACTCTTTAAGCCACTCACACCAATCGTTGATATCATCTATATCACATTCTACAATATAAGATGATGCGAACAATAATTTCTCATCGTTCTGTGTGACTGACTCATCAACATTTATACCTAATTGTGACATTCGATATAGACATTGAGGTGTGTTATTCAAAGTTACGTCTGCAAGTAACTCATCCAACACGTAATTAGAACATTCAATAGAATATTTTCCGTCAACGCAGACCAATGTCGGGTCTTTGTATTCTATTTCAGTTTGTTCTAATGTTTGAATTACGTCTTTTACTTCATTATGATACACTGTTGTAAAGTATTGAGGCAATATTTCGTATGCTAACTTTAATGCACTGGTAGTAGGCTTTGCTTCGTATCGTTTACTTTCAGTTTGCCACTGCCAAATATCTCCAGAGTTGTTTATATCATTAACTGGAAATTGATCATTCATTGCCTTTCTAAAGTTAGAGATAAAGTCCTTTTTAAAAGGGACTCTAATAGTCAATTGATTTGTACTCTCATCATAATCAACATTAGCATTTGTGTATTTAGGAAGACTGGGTACAATAGGACATTTCCAAGGCAACATAACTAATTCGCCTGAGTCAAACCCGTTAGTTGCAAATTGCTTTCTGTACTTGTGCAAAAGTTTATCAAACAACTCTGCTTGACCAGATGTAATCTGCTTTTTGTCATGGGTCAAGGACTGCATGTTTGATATAAACTTGTAATCGTAATGAGATAAACTAATAGAGGTAGACATCATAAAAAAGATGACTTGTTCCTTAGTTTGCATTTCAATATTCATGTTGATATTATACTTCCTTTTGTCCTTTTAACCTATAAAAACGGTAATAAAAAAGGGGCGACCTAAGCCGCCCCCAACTCCTGACACAGAGTTATCTGATCTTCATGCAAGTTGACTCTGCTAAGACTTTCCAGTCATTAACACCTGTCACTTTGAATAAGTCAGCAATCTTAAGAGCCATTCTCATTGAGATTTCTCTAAGTTTGTGACTATTCTCTTCCATGAATTTGAAGATTTCAGCACCTTCGCCTCTTTCAAAGTTGTAGTCTTTGAACAAACCACCTTCTGCGTCCCTGTCGACCTGCTTGATTCTAAGCATTTTATCTCTGTCAGAATCGATAGTCAGATCCAAGAAGTGACACCTTGACTGAAGGGCTTCTAAGTGATCTTGTAACTTCTTAGACTTCAAGTGTTGAAACTTCAAGTTAGTAATAAAGATACATGAACCTTTGAACTCAAAAGAGTTTGGAATACCTTCTCTGTTAAGAAGACTTGAATCAGAGTTCCAGCAAATTCTTCTGCTCTTACCTGAGTCAAGGGCTGCCTTAAGAATGTTAAGAGCAAGATCGTCCTGAAAAACAGAGTCACAGTCATCAAACACTAAAACGTTTTTAGCATCAGAATACTTGTAAAGAACTGCG